GAAGCTCCACAGTACGAGCGCACTCTAATTCCAAACGGCACAGTATGCCGTGCGGTCATCACGGTGAAACTAGGGGACATGGAAATCCCAGAGTTTGGCGCAGGTCAGTGGTTCAAAGCATCTATGAACACAGCGGCAAAGTGGATGGAACTTGAGTTCACAATCGTGGGCGGCGAACATGACCGTCGCAAGTTCTGGGACCGCATCTTTGTTGATGGCGACAAGATGGGCCAGAGCGGCATCCCACAGGCGAAAGAGATTGGTTTACGCACGTTGCGCTCAATCATCGACAGTGGTCGTGGACTTGACCCTGCGGATATGTCACCTAATTCACAACAAGCACGAAATATTTCTGGCATGATGGACTTAAATGCTATGGAAATTTGTGCTAAGGTTGGTATTAAGAAGGGGACCAATGGCTACGAAGATAGCAATCGCTTGATCGCAGCGTTGACACCCAATTCGCCAGAGTTCATTCCGAGTGGACAGGCACCAGTAATGCAGACCCCTGCGGCAGCGGCTCCACAGCCACAGCAGCAAGCGGCACCACAGCAGTCTGGCGCAGTTCCCTCATGGGCACAAAGGTAATCTAGCGGCAGGGCCACTCCGCGCCTGCTAGACCTCGGTATTGGGGGGGCCGAGGCCGCAAACCCCCCAAACTTCTAGCGAATAGGTTTATCATGTTACTCAGACCCTACCAAGAGGTCGCCGTGAACGACGCGTGTAAGGCGTTGGACAAGCACGGCAACACAATCGTTGTAGCTCCCACAGGTGCAGGTAAGACAATCATGCTGTCTGCTTTGGTTGGCAAACGCCACAAAGAAGGCAAGAAGGTTCTCGTCATTCAACACCGTGACGAATTGGTTGAGCAGAACAGCGCAAAGTTTAAGAAAGTTAATCCATACATCACAACAAGCATTGTGAACGGCACAGTCAAGCACTGGGACGGGGATGCAGTGTTTTCGATGGTGCAGACCGTATCGCGCGATAATAACCTCAGAGCGCGTCCTAAGTTCGATATGGTGGTTATTGATGAGGCGCACCATGCAGCCGCTCCCACCTATCGCCGTGTGATTGACGCAGTTCTTGAAGACAACGACAAGGCCGAGATCGTCGGCTTCACAGCTACGCCTAACCGTGGCGACGGCAAAGGCTTACGCTCAGTCTTTACCAACTGCGCACACCAGATTGAAATCGGCATTTTAATCCGAGAAGGCTACCTCGTACCGCCAAAGACATATGTCGTGGACTTGGGCGTACAGGATGCTTTGAACGGCGTAACCAAGCGCGGCAAAGAGTACGACATGGAAGAAGTCGCCGCGATCATGGACCGCCAAGTCATTAACGATAGAATTGTTCGGGAATGGCAGGAGAAGGCAGATGATCGTAAGACCGTTGTGTTCTGCTCCACAGTTGCACATGCCGAACATCTTTGCACAGCTTTCCAAATGGCAGGCTACAATGCCAAATACGTCACAGGAGAGACAGACAAAGACAAACGTGCAGAGATGCTGCATGACCTAGAACATGGTGACTTGCAGGTTATGGTCAACGTAGCGGTGCTTACAGAGGGGTTCGATGCTCCCCCTGTGTCGTGCGTAATCCTAACGCGCCCATGCTCCCAGAAGGGCACAATGGTGCAGATGATTGGTCGTGGGCTACGCACAGTTGATCCAGAGGTCCATCCAGACGTAATCAAGACAGATTGTATCGTCATGGACTTTGGCACCAGTGTGCTAACCCATGGGTCACTGGATGATGTAGCTAACCTTGACGGCTCACAGCGTGAACCAACAGAAGAGGGTGGGCCTACAAAGAACTGCCCAGAGTGTGACTTTGTAAACCCTGCCAGTGTGCGCGAGTGCATTAACTGTGGATACGAGTTTGGCGTTAAAGAACGTACAGAGTTGCATGAAGTTGTAATGACTGAATACGATCTGATGCAGCTATCGCCGTTTATGTGGATTCAGCCATTCACCAACAGTGACGCTATGATGGCTATGGGATTCAGCGGGTTTGTAATCATTGTTCCGCTCACAGACGATCTTTGGGTAGCAGTTGTGCGTGACAACAACCTAAAGACAACCCGAACAGTTTCGATTGGCGACAAGATGATTGCTATGCGAGCAGCGGATGACTTCTTGCGTGAGGTCGAAGACAGCAGCGCAGCAAACAAATCAAAGCGGTGGCTCAATCAGCAGGCTACACCAAAGCAGCGTGAACACTTGTCAAAGCAAGGCGTTGATGTAGGATTCATGGACTTCTCGTGGACGAAGTATCGTGCAGCATGTGCATTGAACTTCCTATGGAATCAGCGTGTGCTGCATACTCATTATTCTAAGGCAAAGGAACGAGTGAATGCCAATTAAGCTAATCACAGTGCGCCAAGGCGACAATGGGCCAGTTGTTTACATGTGGGTAGACGGGAAAGAGGTTGGTCGAGTAGAGTTAAATACACGCGAAGCCATGATCCTCATGCGTGAGTTGGCTGACAAAGTAGTAATGGAGTAGCCACCGTGCCACGTTTTGATCTTTATCTAGTAGTCGCAGGATACACACCAGACGATGAAATCGAATCGAATGAATATGAAATCATGTGCTACGTCAAAGATGAAAGCGACTTCACAGAAATACAGCGGGTAGCCAACAAAGTTATCCAAGACGAGATTGAAAATTCGGACAACTTAATATTGTTCGGCACAGCAGCAGCGTTCGTAAAGGGACAAGAAGTTCTAAACATTGCGCTGCGAAATAAAGACATAGACCCGGAAGAAGTAAATCAAGTCGCAGAATTGTTCGGGTCTTCAGAAGGGGAGACAATACATTGACGATACCACCAGAGCCAAAGCCAATCGAAGAGTTGGCATATATACTTGGCAAGTTTGGTTGGGACACAAGATTTAGTGATCTATCAGAAGATCAAGTACATGTCCTGATTTTTGCCTTACAAGAATCGCAACGTCTAGCAGCGGAGATTAAAGTTGGCGACCTCGAAGAAAAATACTTTAACGCAACAGGCTCTTGGCCTTCTACATCAATCCCGTTCTAAGGAACCAAGCAATCTTGAAGAGCAGATCAAGGAAGCAGTAGACCAAGGCATACTGAACAACGAGAAGAAGCGTGAACGTCGCAAGTACATCGGTGCATCTAGTATCGGTGAAGAATGCTCACGCAAGGTCCAGTATCGCTATCTGAACTTTCCCAGTGACGAGGACAAGAAGTTTAGCGCAAGAACGCTACGCATCTTTGAGTTCGGTCATAACATCGAAGACTACGCTGCAAAGTGGCTGCGTGACGCAGGGTTCGATCTGCGGACAGAAGACAAGAATGGCGAACAATTTGGCTTTGCTATCGCTGACGGCGAGATACGCGGTCACATTGACGGTGTTATTTGTGACGGACCTGTGGACATGCCATACCCGTTACTGTGGGAAAACAAGTCGGCTAATGATGCAAAGTTCAAAGCGTTCGTGCGCATGGGTGTAGCCAAGGCAAACGCCACATACGCCACACAGATCGCGCTGTATCAGGCATACATGGAGTTAACTGACAACCCCTGTCTGTTTACTGTTGTGAATAAAAACACGTCCGAGATTTACTACGAGCTAGTGCCGTTCGACAAACGTCTCGCACAAGCCGCTAGTGATCGTGCAGTAAATATCTTGACGGCTGCAAAAGCGAATGACATTCTACCTCGCATCGCTCAGTCGAGAGATTTTTTTCACTGCAAGATGTGTGAATTTCAGAATACGTGTTGGGGTGAAAATTAAATATGGGACGCGCTTGGTGGGCAGCATCCCATATTTAGTTGGTGTGAGAAGTATAGGTACAAGATAATGAATAGATTAGGTTTTGGCAATAACACAAACTCACAAATTGCAGAAAGAATTTCGCGTGAAGTACCGCGCTCAGTGCAATTGCAGGCGTTGATTGACGCACTACCCAACGGCGTTCGCCGTGGCAATCAATTCTTTGTGGGGTCATTAAATGGCGAAGCGGGTCAATCGCTACGAATCAATATCGACATCAATAGTCCATGGTTTTTGAATGGTAACGACTTTCAATCTGGTGAAGGTGTAGGCGGCATTTCAAAAATCCTGATGGCTGCGCATGGTTGGAAAATGAAGGACGTTGCGGATCACTTTCGCAGCTACCTGTCACATGACTATGTTGCGCCACCAGAGAACCCAGTTAAGCCGAACCTGACTGTCGTGACTCCAACTGTCGAAGTGACAGAAACCACAAAAAAGACGAAGATGGTGATCGGTCCAAACACGCCACACGATGGTGAATACACCTATACTGACGCTGACGGCGTGGTGATCGTATCGGTGCGTAAATACCTAACGCGCGACGAATCTGGCACAGTCATGTACGACGATTCTGGCAAGGCTAAGAAAGAATTTCGCCAGTTTGTTGACGGACGTATGAGCGTACCAGAGCCACGTCCACTGTATAATATCCCGAACATTTTGGCATCTGACAAAGTGATTTGGGTCGAGGGGGAGAAGTGTGCGGACGCACTCACGGAACTTGGCTTGGCTGCTACCTGTACTATGGGCGGTACTGGTATGCTGAACAAGAACACCGCACATAAGTTTGACTTCTCCCCCTTGAAAGACAAGCACGTCATTCTGTGGCCTGACAATGATCAAGGCGGCAAAGAACTGGCGCAAGTCGTCGAAGAGCAAGCCATGGCTGCGGGTGCAAAGTCCACAATGATGCTGCGCATTCCAACATCGAAGCCTGAAAAGTGGGATGCAGCAGACGCGATTGATGAAGAATTTGACATTAACAAATTCATCCAAGCCCATGAAAACAAAGTAAAAAAGACGATCAATCTTTTTGACGAGTCACTGCTTGCAAACAACATGTTCGAAGGCAAAGCACCCGAACAAAAGTTTCTGATCGCAGATACAATGCCGCTCGGCGTTCCAGTCGTATTCGCTGCTGCGGGTGATTCGGGTAAAGGTATGATGACGCTCGACCTAGCAATGAAGGTTGCATCTGGTGGGTCAATGCTCAATTCATTCGGCGGCAATGTCGCAGAGCATGGTGACGTGATCCTCTTCACTGCGGAAGACGATAAAGATGAGATGCACCGTAGAATTGCTCGGCTTGATCCAATGAATTACCGGGCGACCTACGACCACAAATTGCTCGTGTTACCACTCCCGAACTTGGGCGGCGTGTTTCCAATCATGCAGAAGGTGGATAACAGCTACGAAGTTGGCCCTGAGTTTGATCGCATCTATGATCAGATGTTAGAGATGGATAACTTAAAACTGATTGTTATCGACCCCTTAGCGTCCTTTGTTCATGCAGATGTAAACGCTGATCCCGCTGCGGGTGCTGCATTCATGGGTCTGTTGGCGCAAATGGCGACTGAAACTGGAGCTACGGTCATCGTCAACCACCACATGGCGAAGGTGCGTGACGATACGCCAATCACAAAACCCGAACAAGCTCGTAACCTCATTCGCGGTACGTCTGCTATCGTGGATGGT